AAAATAAATGAGATTTTCTCTACAGTAAGATTCGAGGTATAAAAGGAAAACATGGTAATAGACGGTGAGTATTACTGTAAAGATGGCTTATTTAGAGTTGATAGCCCTTGAAGGATTAGTGACAAGAGTAGAGACAAAGGTCACTGAAAATTCAACTGTAAACTATTCCACTCTGCTTATTAAACAAGATGAGTTTTCTTTTGATCCTATATTATCAGTTTATATAGACACTACAGGTAAGTATTTAATTAGAAAGAATTTATTAAAAATAATAACGGCAACATTGTACACGTGGAATTTTTATGTCGAAATAAAGGGTTTAACTGATGAAAATGCAGTTCTTCAAGATGGTACCTATGCATTATTAAGGAGGACATTAAAAGCTGACTGGAAACCAAGCATTGAACTTTCAGGCGTGAAAAAGTCAGTCTCTTATGCTGAATCGACTGAATCTACATTAACAATTACTATTGGCTTGAATCAAAATCAGTGTTATAATGTTGCCTCTAGTAGTTCAGATAAATTTGTCAAATTCCCCTTCTTGACTCAAGAGAACGATCTTCAAACCAAAACAGATATAGATAAAGCGCGCATCATTTCTTGTTATATCAATATATTTTTGTCATCATTAAGCCCTATTATGTTTAAAAGAACCAGCAGAGAACTTTTCAAACTGTCACAAAACAAGTCAGCTGGTATTAAGATCAGATTTGAGAAAGTTAATGAGCTGGACATTGATATAAAGTTTGCCATAACATATGGGTTCGCAGCTATTACTTCAATCGCAAAGTTTGGATCGGAAGTAGCACATTATAAAGATTGGTTCGAAAAGAGGGTGAAATCTATGTGCATGTCGTGTAAGATGAGAGGGTATACGACACAAGAGATAAAAGCAGTCTACAATGACCTTAAATACCTGGGTGAAATTCTTGATGGGGAGCTATTGTTAAGACAAGCTCTCTACCATAGTGTACTCGGCCTGGCAAAGCCTTCTGACTTGAACGCACAACAAAATGGTTTCATTTCACATGTACATATGGTACTAGAATGGACTGGGCTTAATTCCTTTAGAATGGCTTACGATTTTGCAATAGAAACTGCCACGGCTGCACATACCCATGAGGTAGTTGTTAGAGAATCTGAAGCCATTATTGAAGAAATGAATAAGTTAATGGAGTTACCTTCCAATAAAATATATTCATATAAATTTGATTATATATTAGAAGGCAGTCGTCAGGAATTGACTCTCCGTCATTATCCCCATTTAGTTTTTTGCGTGAAGTACATTGGTGAAAAGAAGAAAGAGTCGATGAAGAATTACAAAATCAACGACAATGCTGACCTACAGATATCAGCTGAGATGTTAAAACAAGCATGTGATCAATCATTAGAAATTACTCAACAAGAAGTATCCGCAAGGTGTGTTGCATATATTAAGAAGCATGGTAAGAAAGTTCCGCAAGCTGCAGTGTCTAGAGGACTCGACATAGAGTCAATTGCCCAAATTGTTGAATACCTAAAGTCCCGTGAAACTGGTCAAACCACTGAATCCTAACCTTGAAATTTATTTGATCATTGGAAAATTATCAATTTCATATTATATCTAATCTATAGTTTAGAAAAAATGGTATGACCTACTGAATCATCATGAAGCTTTCCATTCCTGAGGGTATGCTTCAATACATCCCCATTATGAACACCATTTATCCCAAATTAAATGGTTGCTGGTGTTATGAATCTAAAAATATAGAACCTCTTAATTTCCATGTATCCACACCCAAATCTGACCATTTAGCGAAGCTCAAAATTGATTTAGATACTTTTATCGCTTATATATATCTAGCAGTACTACAAAAAATTGGTATTCTTAATGTCACTGATGAAACCTTGTCAAATGCATTACAAGTTTATATCAGACTTGTTCATGATATGGAAGAATTGTCAAGTATGATTATAGATGATAATTTCGAGTGTGAATGCGTACATACATATGGTGATGATAATCTACCTCCAACTCCTACACCAGTTGATCCCATCCCTTCTGAACAAATATCGTCTAATATTGGAATGACAAACCCAGAACCAGGTTCATCGGGCGCGTCTGATATTCGAGCTCAGAGATCGTATCTTAAATTGGCTGCAACTATAGATATGAATTTAGATGCAACATCTAAAAAACTGGCTCTTCATGAGGTGATAAGTTCAGACAAACAGTTGAGTGAGTACCTTAATAACAAACTGATATCTTTGTTTCCACCTAATGTACATTATTTAATTCGTGAAATAAATATTCTAGATTATTTCGATGACACTATTCTTGTCAATGATCTCTTATTACAAGATATATGTATTCCAACTTTCTTATTCCCATTTTTCTATAGAATTTATTCATTCATATTAGATAAGCAAGAATTACAACCTCAGGATTCTACCACTAAAGATACAAAAGATGTTTTACTATCTACCATGAGAGAGTCAATCACTGCAACTACAACTTTGAATGAGATATTCAAAACCTATAACCAACAATCTTTATTGGAAACAATCAGCAATTTACAATCAAAGATTCAGACATTGTCAGTAGCAATTGAGAATATGAATACTAAATATTTAAATCCAGCTGCAGGCCCATCTACTACTGTACAAAACAAAGCATTTGAAGAAGATGCATCACTTGAATCTATTGCCTTTGGAAACGTTAGAATAACTTCTGCAGCATCAACTAGTGGAACACAGAGCATTGGTACTGTCAAGTTTGTTAAGAGAGCTGACATTATTGGCCAACCGATTAAAGAACAGAAGATAGTATCACTGGATGATAGTTTTGAAGATATACATTTTGGTTAATTTAGAAAAACTGGTATGGACTAATAAGATTCAACATGATTTCATTTATCATATATATTATATTGACGCTATTTTTCTCTACAAAAGCAGATACACCTGAGTGCCCCATCGTGAGTATTTATAACGGAGACATTACAATTATCCCCCAAACAAATTGTACAATTACGAATAATATAATCAATAGAAATCAAGTATCCGGAGTTTGGGGAAAGGTACCAGGGAAATGGTTTGGATTGATTCATATTAATTGTAAAAACTGTGTTATTATACAATCGTCACCAATTCAAGGCTGTTTAGACTGTGCATTATGTGTTGAAAATGAGCTTATCCCGAAATGTAGTAGTAAGACAATTTTAACAGGGGGAGGAATTAGTTTTGGACTGTTCTTAGCATTGTTATTGTATATAGTTCATAAGATTTTGTTAAAAATCAATTGCTATAAGACCATTCCGAGCCGTTTGATAGCTTATATGAGAAACAAGAATCGAAGACGACAATTACAAGTTAGTACCCATGATGAACTAATTAGGCTGAAATTATTAGAAGACTTAAAGAAAGAGTTAACACCAACACCATAATGTTTAGAAAAAATGGTATGACCATCAGCATAAAATCATGGCTCCGAAAATTATATATTTGTTGATTTTGTTAAATACAAGAACCATTGTCAACTCATGTAGTGACACTCTTTATTTACAATCTGACAACAAAATATGTGATAGTCTTTCTTGTGAGCATGTTCATAGCGGACTGCTGTCACTACAAGTTGGTGAGGAGCTGTGTATAAAAGATTCATTAGGCAATACTACCAGATATAGATTAGTAAACACATTTATTAAGAGTATGTATGCACCCTCTTACACTACTTGTGATTATAAATTAATAACCAGTTCTACTTCCAGATGTTATCAGGCATCAGGGTCTGCCTGCTTTAGTGATTATTGCAACAAGAATAGAACGAATGATTTTGAACAAATCCTTAAAAAGAAGACTTCATCAACGATATACGAATACACAGGTTGTAGCATGTCCCCTTTACCTTGCAGATATTACTGTGGTTGGAATCATATGGGCTCATGTACATGGGGCTTGTGGGAGATTGAGCCGGATTACTCTAGTTGTAAAACTGTTTATTTCATCAGTGGGCAATATTGGATAAGTGTACTTGAAATTCAAACTCCAGATGGGCTTACTAGGAAGGTACCGTTAACACAATTATCCAATACAGTCATAAACCCTGTTTATCTCTCTGTTATATCCTTCTCTTCTAGTTTTTCACCTAAATTATCAGACAATTTAATCGAAGTAGAACCTGGTATTGGTCTGTCATCATATGCATCTCCCATCGATCAACCTGTAATTAATCAATTAGGGGACATTCAAATTTCTTTAAATAATAAAACATTAATTTACCCTAAACATGTGGTTCAATGTACAACTATTGGATGTGAGTTGTCGTGTTCTATGCCAACTCCCTCCATCAGACGTCTTAAAGCTAGTGTTAACAAATTCAACAAGGTACCAATTAAATACGAGCTGGATAATGCTTACACATTAACAGAGATATACGGGAAAGTATCATTCCTCATTAGATTAAAGGATGTTATTGATAGCGTACTTGTTGAAACACCTGATTGTGCAATAGTAAAAACATACTCATTGGGCTGTACAGGGTGTAATGTTAATCCTAGAGTTGGTTTTGATGTAAAAAACATTAAAAAGTCAGGTATCTTTAGAATTATCAGTAACTGTACTTTATCTAATTATTTAATCCCTTGCACTACAGATAGTTTCGAAATAGAGGTGATAGGAAATCCTGATATATGTTATATAGAACGAGTATTGACCCCACGAGACAAGATTTTGCGTATTCCTTTATTCAATTATACCTTTTCAGTTAATTACTTATTTGTAGGTGATTTATCTAACATTGAATTACTTACAACATCTTCTTCAGAGCTGAGCTTTACAGATCAAATCAGTGTTTTTGCTTCATCAGATGCTTTCAAATATAGCTTTATAATATTTACATCTGCAACTTTTATATTTGTTTCTGTTATAAGAATAGTAACAATGTTATTGGCATATAGGGCAGGTAAAGAACTTTCAAATGTCGGTGCTTAGCTCTTTAGAAAAAATGGTATGACTAATTAGAAATATGCATCTTTCATACATTACGTTATTCGCAATTATCTCAATGGTAACATCAGGACCAACTTATAGAGATACTTTTCAAACTTATATTGACCAAGGTCTTAAAGAGATTCAGGACCTCAACGCGACTATATGCATCCTTCCATATAAAGAAGATAATAGCATCATCATGCCTTGGAAGATAACATATATCGGAAATAATTCAATACATATTTATTATAATTGGATACCTACCGCAACTAATAGTCAAACTATATGTCAAATAATGTCGGCTTTTAAAGACGGTTATAACATTATAGGAGGCATATGTTGTCATGTTTAGAAAAAATGGTATGGATGTGAAAGAATAGACCAGTTATTTTATCCATAATGTTCAAGATATGTCCAACTTGCTCTGAAAACTTACGACAGGTTTATCATAAGCCGTTGAACGTTTCGCAAGTTAGGTTTTATATCAGACAAACTAGTGGTAACTATAACAATAATAACAATAACAATAACCAAAACAATAATAATTCTCTTAGGTATGGCAGGAGAGGATAGTTATTTTGACACTGCTCCTAATATTCTATGTGACGATAAATCATGTAAATTTCCTTATAAAGCAGGCAGTACAACACTTGATGGACATTTGAAACAACCTATTACAGATGATGAACAACGATTTATATTAGAAGTGTCATTAGAGAATACAAAAAAATGCCGAACACATAGGGAGATCAAACAATTAATACTTGAAGAAAATATACAACATTTTATATATGATACATGCCCCTCCCCCTGGCATTGTTTAACAAAATATATTAAATCACAAGCTAATAAATCGAAAAAGAATTACAGTGAGCAGTATAAACAGACATGTGAGATAGCATCACGTTATTACACTCTTCAAAAACAAGTATGCAATCCAGATATTGAGGTAGATACCGATGAATATAATGACCATTTAAGACAAGTTTATGATGACTTAATATTATTAGAGTATTATAAGTACAAAAACTATGTGGAGACTATGAAGGAGTTATTTGTTAGGTCAAGAGTGACTTATTCAGAATTTATTAAGTTGACGCCAGACCTAAGAATAAGTAAGAACCATATCATCTTTAATTGTCCAGATCATAAAATATGTTTAGGTCCAACTTCTTTATTGTTAGGTGTATTAGATATTTTACAGTGCCGATTTAATCAACTAACCTATTGGAAGTTCTCAGATTATTTCAAAAAATATCCCACTGCTCTGGAGAATAATGTTTCTATGTTCAATATAGGATATAATATATTGACAACTATAGAAAGTTTATATCCTATATTAGGAGAAAAATTATTCCAGCTATTGAAACTTTGGGAACCTTTCGTAATTGGTGTTATATGTTCTGATGAGGAACGTGACGTAGGGTATAAAGGTCTATTGCATTCCACTATGATTGAATTAGAAGTCTTTGGTAAACAAATCAATCTGCATAACTTATTAAATCTTTGGGTGTTTGGACGTGATGATGATGAAATCAAAATGGCATTAGAATTTTCTTCTCTTAATAGATCATTTGGACATCCATGTGTAAAAGATGCTTTAGGGAAGGGAAAAGTTGCTGAAATTGCCGGAGCACCCCCTACTGTTGACCCTGATATGTTGGTTGATATAAGTAATCAATTTAAACGAATTTTCTGTGAAGGTTATTTAGATAAACATAGGAGATGGCCTGATTTAGAATTTGTATCTCCACCTAATTTAATATTATATAAAGTCTATAATGAAAATCGCTGGTTTAATGAGGATGAAATGGACAAGTTACCTCATGGCGCATGGTCTGCTATTCAATTTAAGAAATGTTTTGAATTTAATTACTCACCTCAAACTGCTGAGCTAATCAGTGACAAAAGCTGTTCCGCACCACTACCTTATTGGACACAACACTATGACTCATGTGGTTTCCGTCATCATCACAACCAGGAAAAACCTAGACTACCCTTCCAGGAAACAAGAGTAATACATAGGTTTCTGAAAGGTAAACCAAATGAAGTACGAGAAATAGTAACAGAAATAGATCAAGGTATATTCAGACATGATTCACTTATTAACATACTATGTAGGAAGGAGAGGGAATTGAATATCGATGGAAGGTGGTTTACAAAACAAGATTATATGACAAGATTAGCTCAAACGAGTGCCGAGGCAAACATTAACTTGTATATTAATCCCTGTGTCAAGCACCAAACAATGTCGGATGATGAGGCAGAGCTTGGTAGAAAGATAGGTAGTATTAGTCGACTTATGGTACGTCATGATACTGAAAATATTAACCTAGATTTATGGAAGTGGAATATGACACAGTGCCATGAAGTCTGCAAGCCGATAGCACAAAGTATTGATAAATTATTTGGTTTTAACGAGTTTTATCAGAATGCTCATTTACACATTCAATCTTGCTATATATTGGGAAATAGTCGTGTCAACCCACCTAAGATAGGGCCAACTGGACTGCCAGAACTTGGTTTTAACTGCTACACCAATCAATACGGAGGGTTAGAAGGGATGAGACAAAAATTATGGACTCTTATTACTACTTGTATTATAACCAAAACAGCTGAGGACTTGAATCTCCAAATATATATTCTCGGTCAAGGAGACAATCAGGTTATTACAATAAAATGGTCCGCATTTCAATTAAAAGACAGGGACTTATTAAGAGAACAATTTTTAACCAGGTTACGTGACAACTTCCTTAGATGTAATATGTTATTAAAATCATCCGAGACCTGGGTATCAAGTCGTTTGACAGAGTATGCAAAAAATAGGTGGTTGTATGGTACAGCTGCATCTAATGGCACTAAAAGAGCTAGTAGAATCATATCTCATGAAAATGATGGGATTTCCACCTTAGACACATCATTAGCTACGATTAGTACTGCAACTGAGGCAATAAGTAGAACCGATTGGCAACCAGATAATGCATTTCTTATGTACGGTTGGGAAATAGCAAATCTCCTCTTCCTAAGAGGTATATATACAATAAAACATGACTTCTTATCTAAATTTTCCCTACTATTCTTCCCTAATTGTTTAGGCGGTATTAATTTGTCTACATTCTTAAATCACTCAGTAAGAGGATTCGATGATTCATTAACAATATGGATATCCATATTATTGCACGTAAAGAAGGAATATACTGAATTGTATAGTTACATATGTAGACTCGTAACTATTAAGAAAAAATCAACAGTGAATCCTTCCCAATTATTAACGGACATATTTAGTTTAAATATAATTTCACTAAGAGTTCCTAGCTTACTTATACAAGAGTATGTCGATGAGCATTTGCCAAAAATCACAACTAACTCAGAGATATTAGATATGTTAAATTTAGAATCAGCTACCAATTATGATGATATAGCAATAAAACTATCTTCATCAAGTCCATTTTATGCCCCTATTTTACATGAAATGATAAGAAATTCTAATTCAGGAATCATCAAAAGCTTTAAAAGCAGATTTTCAAATGTTGGGACACTGCTTAAATTAACTCAAGAAAGTTTAGAAAATGATATTTATCTAGAAGTCATTCATGCAGACAATGAAATAGTAGAGGGATTAAAAGCTAGGATTTGTATTGATAAGAGGTCATTTTTCAAAAGAAATAGGGATAATATGAGATTGAGTGAATACTTAAACTCATCTACATGTCCGTATAAAATAGCACTTAAATTAAGAGCAGAGACTTGGGATAAAGAGATTTTAGGTGTTACACATACTCCACCTTACCATCAAGGAAAAATATGTAACTGGGATATTTTAACGGATATAGAAAAAACTAAATCGATTCATATTGTTATATCAGAAAAATTATTTCAAAATCAAAATATTTACAAATATACAATAGGCCCGTTTCCATCTTATAGAGGCTCAAATACTCCAGTTAAAGCGATTGGTGCACCAATCAAATTATTAAACCCCAACCCTTTCTTGAAATCAATCAAAAATTTATTGGAACTGAAAAGTTGGTTAATGAGGGCTGAAGCGTTTTATCTAATTAATATATTAGACTCCTTAATAGATGAGAAACTAGTTCTCATGCCTGATGATTTTGACAAAAATCAAATACAGCTCCTAGGCAGTGAAATTTATGGTGGATGTTTTTACCATAGATTTAGATCAATTTCTGAATCACGAGGAGCCTTGATTAACTCTCTAGAAAGTCTATCAAGTTACTTTAAAACAAATACAAATAGCATGACATTTTTCACTACAAAAGGTGAAGATTACAATATTTTCTTCCAAATGATCTTTTTACATATTCAATCAGCAATTGAGTCTTATTTGTTACATGACCTCTTCTTATTGAAATCACAGCAATTAGGTTATCTCTTTACTTGTGATGAGTGTACTCACAAATTTGAAGACGTCAATATAATTGGTAAAACAACTGATAATTTGAATATTGTTAACGTCCAGAAGTACTGTAGTGAGATATATGATTTGTTTATATTAAAATTGAATGACCTCTCGAGACTTGAATTGTTGAGGGTTTCATCTATTTGTGTAGGTTTGCAAATTGCTCGTGCAAGTGATCAAACTCTCACTACTAGATTCGCTGAAAGTCAAATATTAGGCATAGTCATATCACCAGAAACCCAGTCATCAATAAACATACCACAGATCAAGACAAGTTATATTTCGTATCTAATATCAGGTCTTATCATGGGATCAAAATTAATCAAGCTTGACTTAATAAGATCATTGAGGGGAGATAAGAACTTACCTACCACAATTTATAACACGCTAGGAGGATTAATGATGACTGCTAATCGACTCAATGAATTTCTCGTCTTAACTAACACACCTCTTGTCAATTATAATGATACTCAAGGGTTTTCTTATGCTGGAGCAACATTGGGAAAAGCTATAAGATATTACTTCAATCTAAATTTTATGACGTTTATTACTAACCTTATTAAATACCAATTTAATAATGAGGATTTCGTTAACAAAAGTTCAGTGTATCATTTCTTAGTCCAGGTAATTTTAATCAAATGTATAAACTCAAATTATTCGAAAATCGATATATTGAGAGATGAAAAAATTAAGTATCAACAAGAATCTAATAATATTTTATCTCAACGAAATCAATTAACTATTCAAATTAAACGCAATAAAATTGACAACTTAGAGGTTAATGAATTAATCAATAATCTTAGGGACTTGACTATTCAACAAAAAAACAAATCTCAAGAAATCAAAACTAAGAATTTAAGTATTAACACTGCTTATTCCCAGATTGAAGCTTGTAAATCATTACAACATATTTTGCATCAAAGAAATTTATTCAATAGGGTACAATTTGTTAATTTTGTAAAGAAGATACCTGGAGGCAGTGAATATCTACCTTCCAATGTCAAATCAATACAGGTTGTTGGATTAGAAGAAGTAACCCAAGTCTGGAAGAGCAATATGGTTCAAGATCCTTTTGATTTTTTTAGTGATAGTAATCCAGAAAGGCCTGTGTATATCCCAAGTACCATAAAGACACCTGAAATATCAGACTTTTCTCAATTGACCGTGTCAGTAATAAGTGATTGTGAAGTAATTACAGAACTCCCTCATTATAAAATAGCTAGATATTATAGTGTACCTTTTAGAAAACTAAGTAGTGGTTGTAGTTATATAGCGTCAATATTGGGTAGGTTACCTAAATTGTATCCAAGTAGTATAATTTGTTTAGCAGACGGAAGTGGAAGTATTAGTGCCTTTGTATCCCATATGTATCCATCTAGTACCATATACTATAATACATTAGTAAATCCCTCTGTTAATAATGTCGTAGATTTCCTTAACCCAATTCCAGCAAGTGTAATGGGTGACAAGCATATCCATCTAGGTAATAATTTCAATTACAAGACATTATCAACTGGTGAAACTAATATACTTACATATGATTTTCAAGAAAAAATGTTCAAAATTCTACCTGAAATTGAACTTCTAATTATAGATATGGAATCTGAATTTGTACTTGATTATGAATTATTGTACCCCCTAATATTTAAAGCAATAGATCAGTTACATTCATTGGGTGTAATTATATGCAAAATGCGAATAAATTTATCCATTCACAATATGATACAGAAAATTGATAAGAAGACAGTTTATTGCGTTAAGCCACTACAAGTACATATGAATAAAGGGTACATGTTCATTATAATAACGTCTCTAAAATTAAATCTAATCAAATACCAAGATGCTAGCAAATACTGGAACATTGTGTCGGATGACATATCGTATATCCCTACAATCGCCAATGTGGGTGTTAGTAAAGCGAGTAATAACAGTTTGTGTTTGGATTATCCCAAATACATTAATGCTTCATTAAAAGAGTCAATGATTCTAACATTTGCATTTCCAGATTTATCATTTTGCTTTAGTTCTTCACTAATTATAACAGATACTATTAGTTATTGTAATACTGGTGTGTTAGAAATTATTTTAGATATAATCCAAATCATTGTGGACATGTCATGGGAAAGAATTACCAAAAGTAATCCAATTAACATAAATATAGTCATGACTAGAGGAAGAAGTCCATTACTATACCAGTACATAGATGTAATTATACTACTTGTTTTATTTAATCATTTTGATGATCTAATAGACTCTGACAAACAGATAGAAGTAATAAATTTCATCATAACACATACAGTTGAAATAGAGGAGATACATGTCGATCCATATCTTAAATTGATCAATAAATTGTCTATTAAATTTCCTACTGATTGTCCTACTTTATTCTCAAAAGGGAAAAACATCATCAAAAACATAATCTCCTGCATACAAGTGGGTAGTGTGAAGAGATCAGTTCTTCCAAGGCGATTTATATCACATGAGACGACTCCTTCTAAAATTAAATTTAGGAATAATATTTATAATCAATTGATGGCAAAGGTACTAACTTCCTTACCTATAATATCATTAGGAAATTAATGTTTAGAAAAACTAGTAGCTAGTTACAAGGATTATGCTATCGCAGAGCTACTTCAATTTTT